AGGAGCCGCAGCAGGGAAAGTAAGAGAATAACTCGCCGCTAAGGATGCGCTAGCAGTAAGGGTTACTCCTAGATTACTACCACTAACTACCCGTTGCATATTAAAATCTTGAGCATAAACATCATTCCACCACGCAGCCGCATTACCTAAATCGAAAGTGTTGTTATAGGTTAAAGGTTTAATGCTTCCTTGCATTTGTAATTGAGTAGCAAAAATAGATATTGCATTGGGTAAGGTGGCGTTGGCAACAGGATGAAACAAAATGGGACTTTGGTTGTTAACTCCACTAAGGCTCACATTATCGAACCTACAGTTCCAGAACCACTACCTCCTCCAGCACCAGACACCAATTCCCAACTACCTGTTACACCTCCACCCGTAATATTCACCCACATCAACCCATCAGCAGTATTTATAGCAACAGCACCCTTTACCACATTAGGAGGAGGAGTATCTTCAGAAGGGTCATTTCCTGTCCCACTGTTGTACCAAAGAGTATTTATTGCTATATCTTGTAACCAAGCCATACTTATCTACCCCAGACAGTCCCACGAATTCTGCCATTAGTACCATTAGTGTGAGTGATAACGGAAATAATTCCCGCAATCTTGATTCCAGATTCAGAATAAGTAGCATTTACAGGCATATAAAGACTAAGACCTGGGTCAGTATCAGTAGCAACAGAGCCGTCAAATCTTACATACAAACCCCCAGTTTCAACCACAATATTTATCCTGTTACCTTCCTCCATATAAGCAGAAATATCTATTACTGTTTCCGCAGCATCACCTGTAGTTGTATGAGTAAAACTAACTACTTTATCATAAACCTGTTGAAGCTCTATATCGGTTCTAAGATTACTGGTCATTACTCACTCCTTACTCTTCCAAACGGCGACTCACTAGAACCCAGATGTGTTCCAATGCTCTCTGAAGGTATAACTATTTGAACCCCTTCTTCTATCTTGGTACGAGAACGACGATAGGTAACAAGGGATATAAACACTAAGGTGGCGAATCCTCCAGCTAAAATATATACCCACGAAAACTGCTGCCAGTACAGTAAAGAGGAGACTATTATCGCTAATATCCAACTAAGAACATTCATTTATTTTTTATCCTAAAAATAAAAATAGGTGACTGCTACAAACAATCACCTAAATTGATTCGCAGTAGCAATCGAAGCTGACTCGTATTGCTTATATTCAGTTTTAGTGGTCACTCTGGTTCAATGCTACATCAAGGGTGGTGGTTCGCTCATTCACAGTGTGACTCAAAGCTCTTGGCTCATAAAGGGGAGATGCCGAAACACCTCCCCGTAATTTCTAGCTATAACCTATTGCCATCACTCGTACTGTAGTGTTGGTCAACTGAGCCGTAGATGCAACGTGTGCCCCTGCGTCTCCGTCAGCCTGTGTATAAAGCAGTTTTTCGTTCACGTAGTCATAAGAAACATGATATCCAACATCCTCAGCAGTAGTAGCAGTTGCAGTGCTGCTAATGGTGTTGGAGTTGCCTATAAGAAGTATGTCAAAACCCCTAAGACCTAAAGCGGCTGGAAGGAAGGCATCGCCTGTGGCTGTGCCCGTTCCAGTTGCGACTACGTCGGCAGTAACAACTCTCTTGTTACCAAAAACAGTCTCATGAATTATTGTTGAAGCAAATGTCAACGCCATAATTTATATTCTCCTTCTCCTGCCGCTTCCACCTATACCAACCTCTCCAAGGTTTCCCTCGGATACTTGCGACAAGAAAAAACTAGAGGGCTAGACGGGGCAATCAGTCCAGTAACTACCCCACCTAACCCCTTTTACCCAATCAACTACGCATTAAGGTCTGTAATCTTAGCGTGTGCATCCACACGAAGTGCCCTCAACTCACCGATTGTGTAGAAGAGACCACGAAGAACGAACGCATTTGCCTGGAAGAAGTCCCTGTTGTCGATGTACTGCGTAGGAGCAGCAACAGCGAGTTCCAGATACCTTGTATCCAAGACATAGACGTTAGACCCAAGTGCTGCCGAAGCGTTATACGACGTGGGTGTGTCAGGGTCTACGATGACGGGGATACCCCTGTAAGTTGCCACTTGGAATCCAGCATGGCTACCTGGGAGGGTAGACTCATCACCAACTTTGACCACAAACTCGCCCCAGTCCATATACCGCTGTTGCGCCTGCAAGAGGCTAGACAGTCGGTCAAACTGGTCGTAACCCATAAGGATTACGTCGGGGTCCGCACCATTGATACGAACTTCCCTAATAGCTTGGTCTAGGAGCGTAAGGTTCAGGTTCCTGCCAACACCATTGTTATCAAGAACTACAGCAGCGGCATTCCAGCCATCTGCAGCACGTCCACCTGCACCTGACTGGTTATAGATGTCCGCACCGTTGTTGACGCCGCCAACTACATTTGCAACGGTTCCAACTGTTCGTCCATCTTCCTCTACGATATCGTCAAGGGAGGTAAACCCAGCCCTCGTCTTTGCGAAGAGGTTACCAGCAGCGAAGTTAGCACCACTGAAGATTGTTCCAGTGCCATCAGAGTCCGTACCATGGAAAGTCTGTGCAACGTCAGTAGTTGTCTGACCAAAGGTGTCTCCAGGTCGGAATCCACCATATGGGTCCAACATAATACCTGAGCCAGAAGCACCAGTAGTGGTTACCAGACTATTCGACCTTAGAAGGAGTTCTTGGTTGATTTCCTTAATGTGGTCACGAGCCGCAGCTTCCTGCTCCACAGCAAGGTTATCTCCCATACCACCTTCTAGACCGCTGGTAATCTGCCCAACGAGGCTCACGCCAAATGCCGAAGCAACGATTCTTGGCAATGAGTCAACACGCTGGTATGCAGACGAGTCAATCATGGGGAGTGCCCCAGTCTCACTAACAGGGCGGCTACGGGATGCTAGCACGTTGGCTGTACCCGAACCTGTATCCTGTGCAGAGAGTCCAGGTCCTCGGTCTGACCTGACACGCCAACCTGTTGTAGGTCCCCACTGGACCTTTCGGATGATATTCCAAAATCGCGTCTGGTTGTTCAACGCATCCCAGACTTTTCGTCCATACGTAGCGTCAAAAACGTCATTCGTATTTAGATAAGTCTGCTTTGCGAAATATCCTGGGGGAAGCATTGACTGCCTAAGGTTTCGCTCTGCCCCAGCGATGAACTCGGAAAGATTTATATTGCTAGCCATTTCCTAGTTTCCTCCTATCTTGTGATAGTACAGAGTAGAAGGAACAACGGAACCCTGTTGGTCCCGCATGGCATTCACTTTCTTAAAGGTGCCTCGGAGGTCATCAGCATCATTTGTCTTGAGAATTGTCTCAACAGCGTCAACGAACTGATTCTGCTGTTCGACTGCGCTATTAGGCTCACCAGAATCACCACCGATGTCACCAAGGGTCGCAAGACTGTCACCCTCAACTCCAATTGGAGAACTAGGAACAGCAGCCTTCCGAATAGTCTGTTGATGACCAGAGACCTTATTGTTTCTCTTAGACTTGGGATTGACCCTCTTCATCTCACCTGCAGTGGGAGTGAAACCAAAACCCTTCATTCCCGATTTGATACCAGCTTCCACGGTAGTAGGCATTCCTTTTCGTATCTCATCGAGTTCTTCACGAATATCAGCCATTGCCGCTTTTTCTGTATGACGAGTCTCAAGAAGACCTTTGACATCTTTCAGAAGATTCAGTATGGCACCGTCTGCGGACTTCTCGTACCATCCCAATTCCTCATCAATTATCTCGTTCTCTTCGCCATTCTCGTTCTCATCGATATTCTCATCGATGTCATCCTCATCCTCATCATCCTCAAGGTTGCCGTTAAACGGAAGTTTAGCGGCATCTTCATCTTCTGGGTCGCCATTTCCATCCATTTGCTGCTTATGCAAATATGGATTAGTACCCTGTTTGGCTGCAGAAGTAGTCTTGCTCAATGACTTTTCCCTCTCACCGCCCTGACCGCCACTAAGGGGTTCTAGCTTATTCGTCCAGTCAGAGTCCATATCTCTGTCCACTGACATGGTTGAATCGCCGCCCTTAGAGCCATCGGCATTGAGGGTGTACTCATTGGCAATATACTCTCGCAATCCTTTCAGGATGGTGAGAAGCTGTTCTTTATTGCTACTCATTTTTCCTCCTTTAAGAGAGTTTCGCCTGTCCGATAAAAAGAGATACCAACCTATGGTACCTGTCCGCAACTATATAAGTATATGTAGTAAAAATTAGTCTGTAAAGGATTTTGGTAAAAAATAAAAAATCAGGTTTTTTCTACCGATTTTATGACTTTCCAGTAATGCTTCATAAGCTGCTGAGAATCCTTTCTAGAAATCTTACCATCATCATTAATTGCATCTGAGCAAGCATCCACGAAATCCATAACAACAGGCATTACTTTTCGGTGTACGTTGACTCTATCCATCAACTCATCATTAACTTTATTATTAAACCAATGACCAAACAACATAACACTTCACTCCTTAACTGTTCTTTTCTAAACTACTGGTCGTAAGTTTGAATCATACCTCTTTGGCTGTCTTGGACTTTCATAGCACTCAGGACATACTTCTCGGTCTGGTTCCTGAATAATATCGGTAATCCATGAGTCTTGATTCATGGGTTCCTGACAAAGAGTTAGTTCGTATATCTCTAAGTCCATAATCTCTTGCCAGCATGTTCCATGTTCACAACGAATTTCTTTAGTTTCGGGATTAGAGTTCCCAGATAAGGAGAATCCACGCAAATTACCCTTGATAACTTCTGACATTGCCCTACGGGAAACTTCTAAATCAGTTCTAAAAGCAACTACAGCAAACAATCCCTTGTTATTAACATGGGTTTTCCATATTTTACCCTTCTGGTCTACAAACTGGGGTATCAATTTCCCTATCTGAATACCACTATGGAAAATATTAACGTTAGCGAAATCTGGATTTGCTAAGAATTTCTTCAAAGCCTTGTCTAATCCGGCCAGATTTATACGATGACCCTCTCTATCAACCACATAAACGCTTCCCCAGCCTCCTACAACGAGCGTTTTACCCAAATCCATCTTCATAATAGGGTCAGGAACTAAAGACTTGAATCCATCAAAATCATTGGGAGAATCAGCACTTTTAGCTACATATGAGGATAAATTCTTAAAATATGAGCCTCCATCACTAGAAAGACTGGTATATTGCTCAGTAGCAGGGTCAAAATTAGGAGAATGAGGTCGTATCTTGGGAGTAGTATCCTGTCCATCAGGGATAATAGTACGTTTTCTGGTCCCATCTGGCTCAATATTTTCCCCATCCTCGTCAGCTAAGAAACGTTGAGGATTATCATCATTAGAAAGCCAGACACTTATTCCTCCCTCACCAAGGGCTGTTTGTTCTGGAGGTAACGCAGAGGCTCGACGGTCTCTGTTTACTCGTTCTACTTCCTCATAAGTGTGGCGAGAGATACTATTCTTTTCTTTTGCCCTGTCAGTAGAGGTTCCGTCATTAGGAAGAGTAGAAATACCTTCAAAAGTACCGATTATACTCGCATCCTGTTGCTTGGTAAGGGGTTTTAACTTGGTAACGGGTCTTAAGTTAGAATCATAATCATTTCTAACTTTTGTTCCCTTACCTTCTGACTGTACACGACCTTGGTTTCCTCCCATACCTCCACCATGCGTAGAGTCAGAGACAGTGCTATGAGCAATTACCCCTCCAACACCACCAGCGGCAGGAGAACCATCTCCAGCGGTACCAACTCCACCCGTAGCATTTTTCTCTACACCCTTTTCCTTAGCCTCATCATCGGGAAGGTCTATAACCGCACCAGAACTGAACGCCTGAGAATTAGGCATATCAGAAGAAGCCAGAGCTTGACGACCAGCGTTATCTGCTCCTTCCTCATCATCATCCCCTGTGGGATTAATCGGATTCTTTTCTCGTTGTTTTGGACCTCCAGCCTCGGAATAACCTCCAGCAGTGCCACCCATCTGCTTATCTAAAAGGTCAACGACCTTTATATCAGGACCTCTTTTCCGAACGGTTAGCTTCTCCCCCATACGTGCTTCATCTCTAGGAGAGTAATTATGAACATTATCTACTTCGCTTTCCGAAGCACCCAGAACCTGAGCTACTCCCTCTTCCTTTGCCTCAAAAGAAGGAATATCACCCCCTACTCTCTTACCTAGGTCAGTAAGAATGGCAGCAAAAGCCCCACAGTCTAACTCACGTATTTTGTCAAAGGGTGCCCATATGTATAAATCATGTTCTTCAGAGAGTGTTACTTCTCCGATAACGCTGACCCAGTAAAAGGTTATCTCTCTTTGTTCTGTAACAGGGTCACCTACATAAAGAGGTCGTGTCATGAGCTTTTTAGACATGACAATATCAAGCCCTGTTTCTTCTTTTACCTCTCTATGGAGAGCGTCCTCAGGGTCTTCGTCTACCTTAATATGACCTCCAGGTAAGTCCCAGAAAGGTGTCCTCACATCTTTCAATAAAAGAACAGAATTGTCACTCCCAGGAATAATTGCCTTAACTATCTTATCTGTATCAGTGTCTTCTCTCTCAGGAACAAGAGCCTCTTCTTCCTTATGGGTATGCCACTTATCCTCTTCACCCTAACTGCTTCTGTTCTCCCGCACCTCCCAGTTCAGAGATACTGGGAATATTTCCTGCTTTTTCCCTGGGAGCATTCACAATGCCATTGCCTATATCAGCAGCAATACTTCCCGAACCTCCACCAACAGTTGACCCCATAGCCATCTCCCCACCTGCAGAAGGTATTGAAGTACCTGTTATTGCAGGAGGTGCTGTCATCCCCTTGGAAATAGAATCCCCTTCATGGAACTGAAGAACGGTCATCAGATGTTCTGAAGAATAATCAAACTTATCAGAAAGGTCATCTCCAATAATTCTTGCTAACTCACCAAGAAAATGATGAGAATCCTCTATAGCCCCCACCATTCTCTTTATCTCATTAACAGTAACTTTTTCTTTTTCTATAACTTTTTTCTCAATACCAAGAAAAATATCAGTAGCCTTCATAGCTCTTAAAATAGCTTCACTGGCTTCCTCAAACTGGTC